ACAGTAATAGACCATATGAAGCAGACTCAAAACTATCTTAAAGGACTTACCCCTGCTAGTCTAACTCCAAAAGCAGCTAAATTAGCTATATCAACTAAATTTACCGTGCAGATATTAGAAAGCTATATTAACCCAGGAGGACCGTCAAGACTAAAGTCTAAAAAAACGTTTACTGAATAATGCCACACCTTAAGTTAAAAAAATTAAAACTTAATATAGACAAGCATGCTGCTACTATATTAGCATATGCTGAAGGTCTAGCTAGACGTTATGCAGAAGAAAAAATAGCTGAATTTATAGATTACCTTAGAAAGCAATGCCCACCTCAAGAGGTTATAGTAGAGATGCTTAAGGTAACTTCTACTATAAGGAAGACAGTAGGTAAAGCTTCTAAAAGAGCTCAAAAAATAAAAAAGCTTTCTGATAAATTAAAGATTGCTTTAGATGCAGTAGATATAGCAGTTGAGATAATTACACACTTTAATATACCAAAATCTTTTGGGTTTGTACCTCCTACAGGAGGACCAGTTCCTGGAGTGATATTTAGTATCCCTGAGATAATAGAAACTTATAGGAATGCTAAACTACAATGGCTGATAGATGCAAGAGATAAAATAGAAGAAGAAAACGATAATATAAATGATATATTAAGAGATTTTGAGATAGTATTTGTACCACTGCTCGCTAAAGTTGAACTTATAGATACTATATTAAACAGATGCTTACAGAACCCTAATATATCCGCAGAAGAAAGGTTTGCTTCTATTCCAGAAGATACTGATACCTCTACTAACAAAGACGAACCTTTCACTAACCTAAACGGTACACCTTACACTATAAAAGTAATCACTGACCCTAACTCACCATCAATAGCTCCTCAACGTAGAGCAATAGCTGTAGATTCAAGAGGAGTTACAGTGCTAAAAGGTCCTTTATCGTTTGCAAGTGATTCACAGGTACTAATAGATGAATTAAAATTTAGAATAAATAATCAACTTCCATAAACTAACTATTTATTAATATGAAACTAGATCAATTACGAAAAATTATTCGAGAAGAAGTAAGAGCAGCTGTTAAGGAAGAGTTACAAGAAATGCTTAACGAAGCTGTAAAACACGCTAGTACTCCCGATAAACAAGTTTCCGGATACAAGCAAGTAAAACAAAAAGATCTTAAAAGATCATGGTCAACTGGTAGAATGAACCCAGGTACTGTTCCATTAGAAGAAATGTTAAGTATGACAAAAGCTTCTATGACAGGAGAAGACTATAGAAACGTAGTAAATGCAGATTCAGGCATGGTAAAGAAACCTAACTTTGCTAGCTCTATGGCATCCAATATGGGTATGACTGAAAACGCAGGACCTATGCCGGGTATAGATATAAGTAAATTAGATTTTGTTAAAAATGCAAAAGCTATTTACGATAAATCAGTAGAAAAAGATAAAGCTAAATTTAATGTTTAATGGCATTTGAAGTTAAAAAGATTAATCCTTTAGACAGGCAACCTAGAAAAGCAGTAGGAATAGACTTACCGTTTTCTGCAAACGCAGTATTCAATTCTACTTTTCAAACTAAAGATGCTTTGAAGGTAAATCTTATTAACTATCTTTTAACAAACAGAGGAGAGAGGCCATTAAACCCATCATTCGGCGGGGGAATAAGAGAGCTATTATTTGAAAATATAAATCAAGAAGAAATAGAAGATATAAAAGAAAATATAAGTAGTAATATTACTAGATTTTTTCCTAATATTAAACCAACAAGGATTGAAATAACCTCTAATCCAGATACTAATCTTATAAACTTCTTTTTAAGATATGCAATAGCTGATCAAAACATACAAGACGAATTTTTAATTAATATAGAATAATGGCTCAAACTAGAGATATAAAATATATAAACAGAGAGTTTGATGATTTTAGAACTCAACTTATAGAGTTTTCTAAAACTTACTTTCCTGATACATATAACGACTTTTCACCAACCTCTCCTGGGTTAATGTTTATGGAAATGGCTGCTTACGTAGGAGATGTATTAGCATTTTACCAAGACACACAACTACAGGAAACATTCCTTACTCATGCAAAAGATCCTAAGAACTTATTTAACTTAGCATACATGATGGGATATAGGCCAAAAGTAACTGGTGTATCTGAAGCTGATATTACTATTACCCAAAAAGTAGGCGTGTTAGGAGATTATACCCCTGATTTTACTCAAGCAGCTAAAATAAACGCTAACGGAACTATAGTGTCTAGCGACAACAGTAATACTAACTTCTTCCTACCTAACTCAGTTGATTTTAATTTTAGCAGCTCATACGACCCTACTACTATTACTATTGATACACTAGACGGGTCTAACAACCCCTCTCAATACAATTTAATCAAAAAAGCAAAAGCCATATCTGGTAAAATAGAGACTAAAACATTTGACATTACTACTTCTGAAAAATTTAAAACTATTACTTTATCAGATGATAATATAGTACAAATATTGAGCATAGTAGATAGCGATGATAACGAATACTATGAAGTACCGTTCTTAGGGCAAGATACTATATTTTTAGATGAAACTAATACAACAGAAGACTCTGGCAACGTACCTTTTGTACTAACCTTAAAAAAGGTCCCAAGAAGATTTGTTACTAGGTTTAGATCTAACGGAAACTTAGATATACAATTTGGTGCAGGTACTTTTGAAGATGACGATACAGTATTCTTACCAGATGCAACTAATATAGGTAACTCTACTAATCAAGGCTCTCTTAACTATAATGGCTCAGGATCAGTAAATATTACATACGACCCTACAAACTTTTTATATAGTAATTCTTACGGAATATCCCCTAATAATACTACTTTGACAGTAAGGTACATAAAAGGAGGAGGAGTATCAGCTAACGTACCAGCCAACACTTTGACTACTGCAACTGTATCAGGTAACAACCTTAATAATTTAACTTATACTAACGAAATGCCTGCTAAAGGAGGAAGAGACGGAGATACTGTAGAAGAACTTAGAGAAAATGCACTTAGAGCATTCAATGAACAAGGGAGAGCTGTTACACTACAAGATTACACTATAAGAGCTTTATCTTTACCAAGTAAATATGGGAGTATAGCTAAAGTATATGTCGCTCAAGACCAACTTACTAATACTAATAATAACGATAGTATAGTTGATAATAACCCTCTTGCACTGTCACTTTACGTATTATCCTACGACAATAACGGTAATTTCGAAACTTCTACAACTACACTCAAAAACAATCTTAGAACTTATCTTAAAGATTTTATGATACTATCTGATAGTATTAATATTAAAGACGCTTTTGTTGTTAATGTAGGAGTAAATTACGAAATTATCTTAAGACCTTCTTTTGCAAGTAGAGACGTTCTGCTAAACTGTAATAACGAATTAACTGATTACTTTAAAAACACTAAAAGAAATATTAACCAACCTATTAATTTATCAGAAATTTTTACTCTGTTAGATAAAGTTAAAGGTGTACAAACTGTTCAAAAAGTTGAAGTAATAAATAAACAAGGAGGAAATTATTCAGAATACGCCTATGACGTGAAAGGAGCTACAAAAGATAATGTAGTTTACCCATCATACGATCCTTGTATATTTGAAGTAAAGTTTCCTGATAAAGATATAAAAGGTAGAGTAATAAATATTTAAGATGGCAGTATATAAAATTTTTCCGGATAAAGATACATTTATTTTCACTGAAGTAGCTACTGCTAATGCAGGATATGATGAAATAATAGAACTTGGAGGATATCCTATTCAAGAAATAGGGCAGAGCGCTAGAATATTAGTTCATTTTAAAGGTACTGAAGTAAGTAATATACTTAATAATAAAATTGGATCCTCAGTTGGGAACTGGACGGCTAGTTTAGATCTTAATGTAGCATCTGCATACGAAACCCCAACATCTCATTCAGTAGAATGTTATCCAGTAGCTCAATACTGGGATGGAGGTATAGGTAAGTACGGAGACAATTTATTTACAGGTTCAGAAGACACATCCGGAGCATCATGGAAATATACTAAAGCAGGTAAAAATATAGCCTGGCATACCCAAGGTTCATTTCCTGAAAATGTTACCGGATCTTATAACAGTACTTATACAGGAGGAGGAAGCTGGTTCACAGGTTCAAATGGTATAGATTTAGATTTTACTCAAAGTTTTGAAACTAACGACGATCTTGATATACGAATGAACGTAACAGACGCTGTACACCTTCACTATAGCGGTACTATAGATAACAACGGGTTTTTGTTAAAATTTGAAGACGGTATAGAATTTAATACATCTTCATCTATAAGAACTAAATTCTTTAGTGCTAATACAAACACTATATACCCACCTACATTAACATTTCAATGGGACGATCAATCATACGTTACTCAAAGCCTTAACGTTTTAGACGATACTTCTGCATATATAAAAATTACAAACAATGAAGGTAAATACACAGATGAAGGTAAACAGAGGTTTAGACTATTAGCTAGACCTAAATACCCTACAAGAACATTTACAACTGGAAGTATTTACAGAACTAACTATGCTCTGAATAGTGGATCGATGTATGCTCTCAAGGATGAATTTACAGAGGAACTTGTAATTCCTTTTAACTCTAGCTACAGTAAAATAAGCTGTGATGGATCAGGCCCTTATTTCGACTTATACATGGACGGACTACAGCCTGAACGATATTACAGAATTTTAGTAAGGTCTGAAATAGACGGCAATACATGTACTTTTGATAACGATAACGTATTTAAAATTGTAAGAAATGGCTAATATAAGGCTCTCTAAAACTGTTTATAAGAAAGATGAAGTAGATAAAGCTATTGATAATAGATTTAATTCGTTCGTCGAAAAGGTAGATGAAGACAACGACACTGTAGCTGAATTTTTTAGACTTTATGAAAAACTTTTTCTAGAGATACCTGCAACTGGTCAAACTCAATCTCACGAATACCTAATAAGAGAAAGTAGTAAACTTGTTAGACTAGATGGTGAAGACGAAGAGATACAACCACTACTGGATGAAATCTCAGATCTTAGACAAAGGTTACTAGAAACTAATATAGAAAACTTAGATACTCAAAATGAATTAATCAACAGTTTTGTTACAGATCAGCAATACGATTTCAGTAAAGACATAGATAAAATAAGAGAAGGAGTAGAGTCAAATGCACAAGACGCTAGAATAGCTAGTCAACCTAAACCTGCTATACCTACTAGACCAGAACCTAAACCAGAACCTAAACCAGCAGTCACTAAAAAGAAAAGAAGAACTAATGAAGTTATAGCAGAAGCAACTAGATTAAAAAGAAAAGGATTATCAAGAGAAGAAATCTTAAAAAAACTTAAAGAATTTGGAGCTAACGCTTTTCAAATAGCGAGAGCAATATAATAAATGGCTAGAATAGAGTATAAATTATTTAACGTTGATCCTATAGGATTAGAACAACTCTCTGAGTTTGATCTTAAGAACGTATCTTCTTTTGCTATAAATACCACTTTTCAAGCATTTGAAAATAAAATAGAACTTCATGTATATACAGAAGAAGACGTACTAATAGAATCTCTATACGACTATAGAAATCATAAATTTTTACAAGGAAGCGAAACACTAGGAGTTACTGGTGCATCTGAATTAACTCTTAACCCTATTCAAGATGCTATAGATTTCAACTATGAACTAGGAGGAGTAAAATTTGTATATAACTTTTTAGATAACCTATATAGCGAAGAGCAAGCCGGAGGAGAATTTTTTATACAAGAAATATCAGAAGATAGAACAGAATTAAGACTACTTACTAACCAACTTACAGCAGAAGAAATAATAGACGGAACTAACGCTATAATAGAAGACTTAGAAAGCGAATCTTATTTTAATGATTTTAGATTAAATATAAAAAATAATGACCTACTAATAGGTACAAATATAAAGGTACAAGATTTTAGAGATTTTAAATCTGTGATAGTAAAGCTATATGAACCTTTACCTCTTCAATATGGACTTAAAGATTTACTTACTATTGAAAGAACTATAGCTGATAGTGTTGCATATAGAATAGAAACTATAATAACACCAGATGACGCTAAGATACCTACCCTTAAAGGTCCAAACTTTAATATAGAAGAGCCTGATAATTTATCCTACCCTACTTCTTTTTTAAGTACTAACGACTTATTCTCTTTTCCAACTAATAACACTTACAGACAAGTAAATAGCTTATTTAAAGAGAAAGGAATAGAATTAAGTATAGACTATAACGACTATAGTAGTTTTATTTTATTTAGCTCTGCAGAAGAAAGATTAAGAAATTTTAAGTATAAATTAGAACTTATAGAAACATACCAGAAAAACGCTGATTCTGCTTCTGCTGCTATAGCTGCTGGTAATACTAGATTTTTAAGTGGTAGTGAAAAATATTGGAAAGACAGAATAGACTCTATTACTGATAACTTTGATCACTATGATAGGCATTTATATTATAGCAGTGGATCTTCTTCTTGGCCAAAGCAAGCGCCTCAAGCTAAACCATATATTGTAGCTACAGGTAGCGCTACGGCATCATTCTTTGACGGTCAAATAGACTCTGCTAGTGGATATGATTTTAATAACAACTCTTCTCTAGTAAATACTATACCAGAGTATCTTAGAGAAGACCCTAATAGTACAAGCTATTCTACTTTCGTTAATATGCTTGGTCAACATTTCGATAATATATGGATATATACAAAAGCTCTATCAGATAAATACGATAATGATAATAGATTAGATTACGGCATTTCAAAAGATCTTGTTCAAGATACATTAAGAAACTTTGGAGTTAAAATTTACAACAGCTTTAAATCCACAGATGACCTGTTTAGTACTTTTGTAGGAACTTTATATCATTCAGCTAGCAATGATTACGAACAATCTGGATCTCTTATTATAGCTTCTTTGAGCGGTAGCACAGGCATTACCTATCCTGTATCAAGTTCCGAAGGACTAATTCCTTTAGATTCTTTAGAGAGCTACAAAAGACAGATAAGTAAAAGGCTTTACCACAACTTACCTTATCTACTTAAAACAAAAGGAACAGAAAGAGGACTTAAAGCTCTTATAGCTTCATTCGGGGTACCTACCGAAAACACATTAGACGGTTCATCAGGTACTATAAACGGATTACAGATAAGAACCATCGGAGGGATGAATACCTCTGGAAGCCAAAACTTTGGTCCATCATTTGCATTTACCTCCTCTTTAGATAAAATTAGAACCGATAATACTGGGAGTATAGTTACAGGATCAACTCTATCAAACTATACTTCTATTATTCATAGAGATAATAAATACTCAGACGATACTCATACAGTAGAGGTAGGTTATTCACCTTCCTATCCAGTAAACGACCACATAGTATCAGAACTATCATCTGGGTTTGATATAGACGACTATATCGGAGATCCAAGAGCTGCTTATTCTGGTAGTTATGAACTTTTAGTTTCTGAATCTAATAGAGTAATTACTCAATCGTCTCCACACCATTATGGAGAGTTTGTTAGAGTTCTTAAATTTTACGACAACGTATTATTTAAAATGATAAAAGATTTTGTACCTGCCAGATCTAATATAGATACAGGTATAATAATAAAACCTCACTTATTAGAAAGAAATAAAATTAAACAAGTAAGCGGAAGCTATCAGTACCTTACATATACAGGTTCAATAGATACTTCTTTTGTATCAGGAAGTCAAGGAGGGGTATATACAAACATAGATAATAAAGAATATCAAATACCTTTAACTGCTAGCTACACCGCTAGCATTGTAACTCCTTTAGGAGAAGCAACGATTACATATCATCTAAAAGAAAGAGCTAGATTCGACGGAGAGTTAAGCGGAAGCTATTTAGACACCGTTCAAGGAGCTGGCGAACTAAATGATGAAAATACCTGGAAATACGGTAATCCAACCGACGTTCAATACAAAGGACACTTAGTTGAACTGATTACCTGTCCAACTATTACTGACCTTAGTACATCTCTATCACTAGAATTAGCATTGAATGCTTCAGCATCTATAGATCATACAGATACTAATATTACCGGAGGTTTTGTATTTAGTAAAACTTCTAATCCTCCAACTAAAGACGATAATATATTCTTTATCAAACACGGTACTGGAGCGTTTTCTTCTTCAATATCCGGTAGTGCAGTTGAAGGAGCAGGTACATATTACATAAGAGGGTTTGTAAGCTCAAGCGCACCTTGCGGTATAGCATATACTGATGTTCAAACTCTAACCCTGACTTGCCCTTCAGTTACTACTAACTTTGCATCATATATAACATCTTCAGGATTTGTTGCTGCCGGTAACTTTAGCAGTTTAGGTACAGGAAGATTTGAAAAGAAAGGATTTATATATTCTTTAACTAGCTCAGCTACTCTAACTCTTGAACAAGCTGCTTCATCTCAGTATATATATGAAATAACATCATCTAACTCTACAACAGGAGTCTACTATATATCATCTTCTGACGGACCGGAAGGAGCTTCTGTATTAGAATCAGGTAGTACATACTACTATAGAGCTTTTGTATCTTCCTCTCACTGTACAGCATACGGTAATACAGTTTCACTTATGACATCTGCTTCTGCTGCTTCGTATCAAGCATTTGGCGGTTCTTCAGTAGGTACTCAACTCTTTGCTTGCCCTCCAGATGGTGAACTACCTCCAGACATAGGTGAAACTTACTACTATATTCCTAGAGAAACTCCTGCTAACCCATACCCTTATGCCGGAGATATTATCTATAGTGATGATCAAGGAACAAGAGGAAACTACACAGGGTATATAAGATTAACAGCAGCTTGGGATCATGATGAAGACGGAGTAGATACAATAGCTATTCAAGTAATAAACGATGTAGTACAAGAAGCATACACTTGTCCAATATAAAAATAGATTATGGCTGATCAACAACAATTATCTACATTTAAATTAACATCTCCAGAAGTAGGAGAAATAAGATTTTTATTCAACAGCTCTAATGATGTTGAGGCCTTAACCATAAGTATTAACGACTGTGCCGGTAACAGTAGAATTGAAAGTGTAGCAAACTTATCTAAACTTACTATAGGTACAACCGAACTTAACCTAATAAATGGCGAGCCGTATATTGGTTATTATTTTTATCAAGTATCACCTGTAGTAGCTAAAGCAACTATAGAAGGAGACGGTATAGTAGGAGTATGTACAACTACTGACTTAATACCACCGCCTACTATCGATACATTTAAAAATAGTGAATATAATGTAATATTTAATAATGCAACTAAATTAAGAAGAATAAACAGAACTGGGTCTTTAGAAGATAATTATGGAGGTATATTTGAAATAGATAGAAAAGCAGATCAAATATTACCGCAAAACTTTAATGCTATTTTATCAGGTTCAGCTGTATCAGCTTCTTTTCAAGAGTCAAATATTTACAGTAAAGCCTGGACTTTACCTAGATATGAAGGTTCTAAAAATATAGGAACTCCAAGTGGAAGCTTAACGTATGACGATCCTGCACTTACATTTACAGAATTCCAAGGAATAAAATTTGCTTTGACCGATACCAACAACTCTATAAGATCTCAATCTTCTGGAGAAGGAATAGTTGAAAATTTTTATTTCAATAGCCCGTACATACAGAATATACAAGGAAGAGATCTTAATGCTTATTTTCACGGAAGCACCTCTAATATTCCCCCAGCAGGTCAACCTGTATACGAGCTTGTAGGAAAAGAGTTTAAAAGAATTACAAGATCAAAAGTATTTATACCCGGAACAAAGGATATTTTAAGAATACCTTTGAGTACTATTTTGTATGAAGTAAACCCAGACAACTTACCTCCGCTTTCTATACAAAATAACATTTTTAACGTATATGTAAGAAACGACGGAGAGTATAATTCAGAAGTTAGATACTTTTTCTTTAATACAAGTAATAACCCTGAAACAGGCTCATTAAGAGGAGGCGAAGAAGATAGTATTCAAGTTAGTGGCTCGTTTGACGGCAATATTGATGGATATTCTTTATTTACTCCATCAGTCGAAGGAGCAGGAGCACAAAATAGAGGAGGATACCTGCCTATAAGATCTGATGATACCAAAGGGCTTAACTTTAGTTTTGATTACACTAGTTCTTATAATAACTTAACATAAAACTTTAAACTAATATATTTATATAAAAAGAGATAAACAATGGGATATTTAAACAATGCAGTCGTAACAGTCGACGCAATATTAACCAAAAAAGGAAGAGAGCTTCTAGCAAGAGGGGACGGCTCCTTCAAAATTACTCAATTTGCTTTATCAGACGATGAAATAGATTATACTTTATATAATCCGGATCACGCTTCTGGTTCGGCTTTTTACGGCCAAGCTATTGAAAACATGCCACTACTTGAGGCGTTCCCTGATGAAACTCAAGTTATGAAATACAAACTAGCTACACTACCAAGAGGTACTTCTAAACTACCTTTACTAGAAGCTGGTTATGCATCTATAAGTTTAAGACAAGGAGCTTCTCTTGCAATTACTCCTCAAACATTAAACTACTTAGGTGCTACTTCAACATTTGAAGCAGGTGGATATACAGCAACGATTGCTGATGTAAGAGTATTGTCTAACTTTACAGGAGTAGGAATTAATACTGAAGAAGCTGAAAGATTAAATACTACAACTACTATTGGAACAAACGTTTCAAAGACAGTAATTGGTACATCAATTAACTTAACAGCAACTACAGTTAACACTCTATTCGGTACTAACAGAAGCTCACTAAGTACAACTATTACACTAATAGGTAGAGATAGTGGAGCTAGAATTACTATACCGGTAACTGTAACAAAAGTAAATAACTAATTATGTCATATAGAAGATTTGATACAGACGATATAGTAGTGAGCGCTGACTCGATTACCGCTCCTGCATGGACTAATAATACAGTTAACCTTACAACACTATTTACAGACTCTACTCAAGTTGCTGCTGATAGCGGGAAATACTACCACTACGTATATAATAGCACAGACGCTAGTTCAAGAGAAATTCAATTCTCTTTAGCTCACGGTAACAGACTAGGAAGTGGATCTCAATTATACGATGGAGGTATAAATGATAAATCTTATTCATCTACAGTATATGGACAGTTCAGAACTCTACTACTAGGAGACGAAGATACTGATTTTACTTTTGACAACGACGGAACAGTTGAAACTCCTGAAAACGTATATTTTATTTCTGTTCATAGAGCTAGATTTAAAGAAAAATTATTTCCAGGCTCCCTTACTTTAGCTATATCAGGGTCTACTGGAGGAAACGGAACTACTAATTTAAAGCTTACAGACAACAGTAAAAACGTTGCAACTGATACATTCGTAGATGGAGGAAGAGTTTATAGCTTATATACAGGTTCTTTAGGAGTAATATCAAGCTCAGCAGTTGAATATGGAAAATTATTTCCTGATGTAGGAGTTATCGCTTTAAATGGAGATTTACTTTCTTCAAGCAATTACTTATCTGGAAGCGATGTACTACCTATTAATGACTCAAATACAAGTAATTCAAGCATAACACCATTATTTGCTGCTTTAGTTTCCGGTTCAGAATTTAGATTAAGATCTGATGAAACTCTTTCTTCAAACTTCGTCTTTGTTAGAGCAAGAAACAGTGAGTTTAACTACTCAACTAACCCATCTAACATAACAGGTTCAGGAGAATTAAGACATAGTGTAATGATAGATAATCCTCAGTCATATATTACCTCTGTAGGGCTTTACAACGATAATAACGATTTATTAGCAGTAGCTAAACTATCTACTCCTTTATTAAAAGACTTTACAAAAGAAGCATTAATAAGAATAAAGCTTGATTATTAATGAATGAGTGCCTTCAAAAAACTAAAATCGACTGATGCATTTGTTACAACCTATGTAGCAAAAAAACAATGGGCAGTAACCGGCAGTGATCTAAGTAACTATAATATTCAAGCAGTTTTTGCTGCAAGTAGCTCGACACCGCCAACATACTTAAACGAACTAAGTAACTATGGTTCTTCTAACTCTAATATATCTAATCAAGGAGATTTTTACCAAGAGTTAACCTGGAATAGTCTTAACCAGTTATACTACAGTAACTACAACCAAACAAATGGTTCTATACTTGAACCAAGATTAGAAAAAGCATCTTTATCAGGATCTAGTGTTCCAACCGATGCCACTTCATCAGCAAAGCTTTTTGATAATTATGAACAATCTTCTATTTCATATATAAAAGATCTTGCTAATAACCAATCCGGGTCTAGACACTTTGGTTCTATAGCAATGGTATATTCTCTTCCTAGAGATATTATAGGAACTCATATGGAACCAGGTTCTTTTAAATTACTTGCTAAGTATAATACTGCAGTAATACAAGAACCTTATGTAACAGAAGAATATACCGAAGTAGGATATGTTGAAACCCTATCAGATATAGGTACTGCAGGATATCTTGGAGGCTTAGAAGCTATAGTGGACGACGGAGAAGGACATTTAAAACTTATTCAAACAAACTCAGGCTCTATTATAGGAAACATTTTTTATTCTCACGGACTTATAGTTTTTACAAACAGAGATGTGGCTAACTACTATTTTCAAAATCCTGATTTAGATATAATAAGATGGAAATCTAATCAACCTATTTATACATATAACTATCATGCTAAGATTTCAGATTATGAATTTAATCATACTCTTAATCCAACAGCGCTAACTGGTAGTAATAATAGATTAAGAGATAATGTAAGCGGATCATCATTTCAACCCTACATATCAACAGTAGGATTATATAATGATGCAAACGAATTAATTGCAGTAGGTAAGTTAAGTCAACCCTTACAAAAACCCTCTGACACTGAACTAACAATACAAGTAAAACTAGATATATAGATGGCGGGAAGTAATTTTATTTTAAGGACCACAAAAGGATCAGAACTTACCTTTCAAGAACTAGATGGTAACCAATCCGTACTATTAGAGAGCGCATCTACTGCCTATAGGTCCTCTTCTATATCAGGTACAACACTGAAATTATTTTCAGTAAGCTTTACCGGTAGTGTAACTCCAATTACCCATAGCGTTACTATACTATCCTCTTCATATGCAGAATCAGCATCATACGCTATATCTTCATCTCATGAAATAGTAACAGAGGTACTATCAGAGACTGCTTCATTTTTTGCCGAAGGAGTAGTAACAGCATCAGCTGATAACAATGTAATAACTTTTACAAAAGATGATAGCTCTACTTTTACTATTACAGTAGCAACAGGTTCTGGATATAATAATTATATAAGCGATGTATCGTTCGGCGGAACTAATTTAGCTTTTAGTGGTAGCTACCCAGCTTTTACAGGAAGTGTAAACATTAGTAGTGTAGTTTCAGCAGGAAGAGTTGCAAATGCCTTAACTGCGTCTTCAGCTCTCAGTACAGAGTACAAAGGAAAAATTTTAAAAAATATAGGAGTAAACGATATTACAGCGTCGTTTTATGACTCTTCATCAGTCGAGTTAAATAGATTAAAGTTATTTTATAACCAATCTTCTTCTTTTCACGAACTTACTATAGATACAGGTTCTGGAGGCGGAGGAAGCACAGATTATATATCAAATGTAACTTTTGCTGCTGGTGACTTAACGTTTACTGGCCAAGGCTCAGCATTTAGTAGTACAGTCGACTTAGGAGACTTAGTTTCAGGGTCGGTGTTGAGACCAGAAGGAGATAACGTAGTAAGCGGATCAGTACTCAGGCCAACTGGTGATGACGTAGTAAGCGGATCTGTATTAAGACCAGAAGGAGATAATGTAGTATCTGGTTCCTTACAAATAGCTGATATAACTGGATCAGTAATTACAGGAGCTGCTATAAATGGTGACGACGGTCGTAAGATAGATTTTACAAAAGGAGATAATACTACCTTTAGTGTTACAGTTGATACAGGATCCGGAGGAGGAGGCGGTGATGGTTATGTATCTAACGTAACTTTTGCAGCTGGAGACTTATCATTTACTGGAGAAGGCTCGGCGTTTAATAGCACAGTAGATCTAGGTGATATTGTATCTGGTTCGGTATTAAGACCAGAAGGAGACGATGTAGTTTCTGGATCAGTATTAAGACCTACTGGCGATGGAGTATTTAGTTCTTCTGCTCAACCTGTATTAACAGTAGGACATGTACCTTTTATTGGCCAAGGTTTTGGTACTGACTTAGACACACCTTTGACTACTGGATTTAATTTACAAGCAGGGTATGGAACCTATATAAGAAAAAATGGTAATTCGTTTTTTATAGACTCAGGTATACTTCAAACCGATGGAGATGGTAATGCAATTTCTTCTTCTATCATATCTGAATCAGCTCAAATCGACCATGATGCAACTACGAATTTCGTAGCGGAAGAACACTTTCTGCAATCAGATATAACAACAGTAGGAACTGTAACAACAGGAGACGTAACAGCAATATTACCTGACCTTATAGTATCTGGATCAGCATCAGATGTTAGAACGTTTCTGAATGTAGAGGATGGAGCAGACGTAACTGATACAGCTAACGTTACTACAGCAGGTGCATTGATGGATTCAGAAGTGACTTCACTAGCACTTATAAAAGGCTTAACAGCAGCTGAGATTTCAGGTTCTGGTGATGTAAGATTTAAAGCAATAAATGATGCTACGTCATCTTATCTGCTTAACACTACAGACACTTTAACCGGAGATCTAACTGTTACAGGTACATTAACAACTAACGAAATAGTAAGTAATATAGTAAGTCAATCTATAACTTTATCTACTGGTTCAAATACTTTTGGAGACCAATCATCAGATAAACATGAATTTACAGGTTCAGTAGATGTACAAGGAGATGTAACAGCTCACGACTATTACGGAGGATGGCAAGGACAGGTAATCTCTGCTTCAAAAGTTGATATAGACGTAAGCGGATATATAGACGGATCTGGTGCTGCTAATGAATTTGCAAGATTTACAGATAGTAATACTCTAGAAGGCTTAACTGCAGCCCAGACTAGAAATGCATTGAATGTTGAAGACGGAGCAACTGCAGATCAAACTAATGCAGAGATAAGAGCAGCCGTTGAAGCGGCAACCGACTCAAATGTCTTTACCGATGACGATCATACAAAGTTAAACGGTATTGAAGCTGGCGCTGATGTTACAGACGCAACTAACGTAAAAGCTAATTTACCAGCTGGAGTACCTTCAGGATCAGCCGCTCAAGCAAGAGCTCAGATCGGTGCCGGAACAGGAGATGGAGATGGAACAGTAACCGAGGTAACAGTCGGTACTGGCCTGGATGTAGCTGACGGCACAACCACTCCTAACATAACATTAGATTTATCTGAACTTACTGATATGACAGCAGCCGTTGTTGGATCGCAAGATGAATTAATCTTATTAGATAACGGAGCAGAGAGAAGAAAACTTATACAAGAAATTACCTTAAGCGATTTTAATAACGATTCAGGTTGGACATCTAATACAGGTACAGTAGATACTTCAGGTACACCTGTGGATAATGATTATGCTAAATTTACAGATTCTAATACTGTTGAAGGTAGAAGCTACTCAGAAGTAAGATCAGATTTAGGATTAGGAACTATATATAACAAAAATTCTACTACATCAGTAACTAACGGATCGACAGATATTCCCGACGGTAACGCAGTATACGATCATGTAACAACCAGACTATCAGGATATGTAAATAAAACAGGTACACCAGCTAATCAACAGATAGCAATATTTACAGACTCAGATACTATATCAGGATCTACACAACTAAAAATGTCTACTTCAGCTGGTGCACAAGGGCTTGTTGTAGGGGATGACGGTAAAGCAAATCTATATTTAGGAAATGTAATCTCAGCAGCTACTTCAGACGTAGGGTCTAGATTCCATATGAATAATCAAGATTTCTATTTTGATTTTCAAGGAGACTCAACTCAAACTCTTTTCTTTAGAGATTACGACGGATCTGGAGGTATACATACAAGAGCTCAAATTCACTTTAATGGAGCATTATCAGGGTATGTTGAAGCAGCAGGAGGATTTACTACCGGAGGAAACATATCAGGATCTGCAGGATTATTCTCAGGCGATGTTACAGCTAATAACTTCATAACAACTTCTGATAGGGACTTAAAAAGTAATATTACTCCAATAAAAGAAGGTTTGGAAACGTTGAAAAAATTCGTATCTTATGAATATGACTTAAAAGGACAAAAAGATGCAGGTTTTATTGCACAAGAAGTACAAGAGACCCTACCTTATGCTGTTCATAAAAGTAAGGATGGATATTTAGCTATGAATACTAAACCGATTGTCGCTCACATACACAAAGCTATATTAGAACTTGACAAAAGATTAACTGACATAGAAGACAAACTTAAATAAATAAGTTATGCCACTTTTATTTAGCCGGTTTGAAGTAAATAGAATAGAAGGCGCAGGATTTTCTAGCCCTATAGCAGCAGCTGAAAGTACTACTGAGTTTGGAACTAATCTTTATGTTTATATAGACGACGGTGGTACTGCCGAAACAGCCGGTAATATATCTTCAGCAACTATAGGTAATAACGCATTTACAGATTCAGACTTAACTGACCCCTGGGATGGACAAGGAGAGTACTACGGGTTTAGAACTGTAGGTGGAACCGGTGACCCTATTTCAGTTGGTAAGCTAGCATCTGACGGTCAATTAGACGAAGTATTTGACGATATAGAAGATTTATTTAGTTTTTCAGTAACAGGTTCTATCCCGTATGTTGATTACTATGCAGGTAGCTTTTTAATGTATAAAACAGGTTCTAAGCATTATAGCTCTATCGAAGGAGCTGTATCTCAGTCTTGTGTTGATAGATATATAAATTTTTCCGGTAGCGACTTTCAAGATTTTATAGCACAAGCTATACCAGAAGCTTTTGATGAAAGTATCGTTGGCAAAGTTATTACAAATCCTAGCACAGAAATATCAGCATCTCTCCAGTTTCAAGGTTACCCGCATTCTGGATCAATAGGGAGTGGTATTACTGATGGACCATTTTAATTTTTTATTATGACACACCCGTCTTGGACTTATAACGGTAAAATAGTTACAGAAATATCTGATATGCCAGAAGGAACTTTTGGTTTTATCTACGAGGTTACTCATAAACCTACTGGGTTTAAATATTTAGGAAAAAAAGTTTTATACTTTGAAAGAAATAAACGGTTAGGAAAAAGAGCTTTAGCTGCTTTAAAAGAAGAGAGAGCTAAGAAAGGAATAGGAGGAAGAGTACCTTTAAAGCAAAAAATAAGAACCGAATCAGATTGGAAGGATTACTACGGCTCTCACGATATAATAAAAAAGTTAGTTGAAAATCATCCACCAGATCAATTTGAAAGAAAAATACTTCAATACGTTTATAATAAAAAGCAGTTAACATATTTTGAATGTAAGCACCTATTTATAAATGAAGTACTAGATACTCGTAATAATGATATTAACGATAATATTCTAGGAAAGTTTTTTAGAAAAGATTTTGACTTATGATTAAATTACAAGAAGTAGTAGGCCTCCCATCGTTGCAATATCACATAGATAATGAATTATCTTTACATGATAATGTCTACCGCTATTCCTCTGAAGCATTTATTAATTTATTTAAAGAAGCTAGAGACGCCCATAGAGACGGTCTTATACAGCTTAACGAAGAGGATACACATTTAATCGAAACAACAGATATAGGAGAATATGGAGAGTATAATGGAATGAGTGTTCCTCTAGATCTCCCAATGGTATCTCCTAAATATAACCCTCTGTTCGAAATCGGATGTATGATCGACGATATGATCGAAGATGAAAATACAATCGATGAAGCTTCTTCTATAGACGAAATGATCGACTATGATCTAGTTAAAGAGTTGGTTGAGTCTATTGGGGGTAACATAAACATGGACAGATTTAGAAAAGCAGTTTCAATCCAGAATGAATCATTTGACTATAACGGTTTTGAAATGCTTAAAGCTTCTGTAGACTACATACCCGAAGCTGAGTACAGAGGTAAAAAAGTACAACT